CTGTGGTGGGCAGTGAAGGTCATGCTTTATTTGAAAAACGTTTGATTGATAATTTAGGAAAACGTTTAGGAAAAGAAGATATTATTTGCCATCCATTTGGGCATGCTCATTACAAAGTAACAGAAGAATTTCCCAAACATCAACACGTTGAAACAGGCATTGGTTATCCAACGCTAATGTTAAATAGTTTCAAAATATTTGAATCGTATGCCTGGATGCATTACCACCAAGGCAAAGAGAACAGACAAGGCAAGAACTACGAATGGGTAGTGCCTAATTATTTTGATTTGTCTGATTGGGAGCCTTGCTATGAAGAAGGAGAATATCTTGCATTCCTTGGACGCATCTGTTCCGCCAAAGGCATGGATACAATTAAAGAATTAGCCAACCACAGTCCATGGCCTATTGTCATCCATGGCCAAGGTGATCCAACACCCTGGAGCCACCCAAACATTAAGTATGGTGGACCACTGACAGGACGGGAGCGTTCCGATTTTTTACGCAAAGCACGGGCGGCTTTAATGCCGACCAATTTCACTGAGCCCTTTGGAGGTAGTGGCGTTGAAGCTATGTTGTGCGGGACCCCTTTAATTGCGGTCGATTACGGTGCATTTACTGAAACCATTGTTGATGGCGTCACTGGATTTCGCTGTCATACTCTCCAAGATTGGATTGACGCTATTAACAATGTAGAAAACCTTGATCGTAAAGCTGTGGCCACAATCGCCAGGTCTCGCTACAGCCTTGAGGAGTGTGGAGCCAAATACGACAAAATCTTTAAATCAATCAATGATCTCAACCGGGCGGGTTGGTATCAGTTGCGTGAGTCTTCAACTATTGATTACAACCATCTCGATACAGAAGAACGTCCGTTTGCAGAACGCTTGACGGCCTGGATTAAAGACGTTTTAAAGCCAAGTCACGTATTAGACCTTGGCTGCGGCCCTGGCACCTATGTCGATTGCTTTACAGAACTAGGTGTTGATTGTCTTGGCTATGATACAGATCCACGTGTTGAAGGGAAAGATAATCTCCTTTGCAAGAGTTTGTTTGATGTGGAGCACACGGCTCAGGTTGTGCTCTGCATGGAAGTAGCTGAGCACATAGACAGTTCCGAAAACCAGCGCATTGCAAAAGCGATGAATAAAGCCCTCGATGACAATGGTCTTTTAATTTGGACAGCCGCCAAGCCAGGCCAAGGTGGAGTTGGCCACATCAACTGCCAAACAAAGGACTACTGGGAGCAACTGTTGAGTGGTACTGGTTTAGTTCGGGAATTTGATATTGAATCTAGATTGCGTTCATTTATTGAGAAGGGTTATCATATGGGTTGGTTCCTTCAAAACCTCTTAGTTTTCCGTAAGTCATGACTGAGACCCCAGGCTTTGGAGATGTTGTTGACTCCAGCAAAGCTGCAACTGAAGAGCAACTTACAAGACGACAATATGGTTTTAGCTCGGTTTATTACGATGGATCACCTACAGTTTATAAAACAGGTGATGTCGTAAACTTGCCTTACGAAACAAACGAATACTCATCCATGGAGGCAGTGGGTCTTGCGTGGGCAGCATACGCAGAAGGCATACTGCCCGAAGACTGACGCTTTTAAGCAACCGCAGGCATAAGCTCCATCTTTTGCAGGCGCTTCCGTACAGCACCTACATTCCAGCGATAACCGTCACGGGAGCGGGTCTCAGGAAAGGCTGCGTAATGCGGACCCAGTTTCAGAGTACCATTGTCGCGGTACTTGAAAAGAAGCTTGCGGTCGATACCAAGGAGTTCTTCCGCTTGTTGGACGGAGACCCACCCAGGGTGCTTGGCCATGACTAGAAAAGTCGTGTACTCACATAACCTACAGGATGGCAAGAGCCTGTCAAGAGGTTTAAGCAAAACTTTATCTCTTTGTTTATCTTGCCCTGTGTAAGGCCCAATTAAAATTAGTTAACGGCTTTTAATAGTATGTTCAACAGCGAGCAAGAACCTCTCGCCCTGCTCATTGAACTAACTCCTAAACTAGCCAAGAAAAGATATCGCCAATCTATATATGATGCCTGGGACTCTAAATGTGCTTATTGCGACGAACAGGCAACATCTTTAGACCACGTCGTTCCCCGGTTTAGATCTGGTTCTAGTAACAGAAACAATCTTGTTCCAGCTTGTCGCAGGTGTAATGCATCCAAGGCAAGCAGCAAAGTGCAAGAGTGGTTTGAAAAACAAGAATTCTTTACACAAGCTAAGATGGATAGAATTAACTCCTGGATTAAACAAGAACCTATTGATGTTTTTGTTTATCAAGTAGATACGTTATCAGTGGCTGTTTAACATGGGAATTTCATATGATCCTGTTGTAAAAAAATGGAAAATAGCGTATGAAAAAACTGATCATAAAACTGATCGCCCGATTTCTCAAACAGTATCAATAACTCGTGATGTAGGCGATTGGGTTCGTGTTCAGCTTCCCCCTAAACCAGAGGGATGGGAGAATGGGGAGCCTGTTTATAACCCAAACGCCGAGCCAGAGTATGAATGGCAAGAAATCACAAATAAACGCACGGCTACTGTTGATATTAATGGTGGTTACTGGGATATTATCAACGCTTTAAACAACGCTGGAATTCCAAACCCTGAGCCGTGGGAAGCCGAGAACGCACTGAAGCAAGCCCAGGTCGACACGCGTGAAACAAACAAATACAATGAAATATTAAATCAAAAAGGCATAGAATATAATGCACGCGCTAGCAAAAACAATAACGCATACAATAACGTTGTTTCCCTCGCTGGTGCTACCAGGGGTGGTGATTACGTTCAAATGCGTGATCAAATTAGAAAACTAGACATTGAAGAAGACACAAAGAAAACACTAGAGGAATATTACAAAACTTTTTATAGAACAGAAAAGCTTCAAAGCTGGGACCTTGCGCTAGGGTCAAAGCCTCAATATGGAAATTTCGACCCTAAGTATTACAAAGAACAAAATCCAGAAGTTGCTGAAGCATGGAAAAATGCTGTAGCCAATGATGACATTGATATAACAGAACGATATGGTGAAAACGGTTATTATCTTCAACACTACACAGCACAAGGCAAGCCCGCTGGTAAACGCGGAAACCCAGCCGAAGAAACGGCTGCGGCCAAGCTTTATAAAGAGAGTGCTCCTACTGATCGAGACCTTCAGGACGTACGTAATTTACAGTTAGGTATTGATTCAACAACACAAACTGATCGTCTCATTAATGTCCCAGAGATTGCTGCTGAATGGGAAAAAGCCAAAAACGGAGATCCATACTGGAGCAAATTAGCAAAAGAAAAGTTTTTAAACCCTGACAAAAAGGATGAATTTGCTGCGTTGTTTAGGTTGTCTGATCGTCCGGAGGATAAACAAGTAAGTCTTAAGTACAACATTAATGCTGGATATGGTGTCACCGAGCTTGAAGATGCACTCAATCAAGCCGTAGGTGAAAGGGCAACGGTTGACGTAAAGCGTTTTGGAGCGCTTGCACAGAACGTTTTAAAAGACACCATTGCCGAGATGAAGAAGGCAAAACAGAAAGAGCAAATGCTTGGTCTCCTTAATAACTTTGATGGGTTTGCAGAAATCTCAAACATCAATAAAGAGTTAACCAGTTCAATCCTTGGTGATACTGGTGTGGGCGGCATGCTTTCTTTTACCTCTGGAGGAAAGGCGGGCGAATCTCTTGAGAAGAACTTGCAAAACATTACAGGGGTAAACAACAACGTCACGTATAACTGGCAGCAGTGGTTTGATACAAAACTAAAAGATAAATACAATGATGCCATTGAGCTTGGCTATTCAGATGGCGAAGCAGAAGAGATGGTTAAAGTCGATGGGGAATTTGCGCGTAATTTTATTGACAAATATTTAACGCCTCGTTTTAATACATCTCGTTCTATGGATGAGTTTGTTGAGTATCTTGATGTGCGCCAAAAAGAACAAAATCCATTCCAAACTCAAGACATGGTTAATGCTGCAACACTTGTTGCAGAACTCAGGGCAAAGTCGTATCTTGATCAACTAAAAAACACAGGAGATCGTTATTTTGATTCAGAGTTTTATTTTAATCCCACTGGTGACAAAGCACGTGAAAATCAGTATCTAGACCAAGCCAAAACAGTTTCTGATGACTGGGAAGCCGCCAAGAGAGGCGATACGTATTGGGCACAGCAGGCTTATCGTTTTGGCGTGGATGTAAACAACAAAGAAGAGTTTGCCCGCATGCATTTCCAGGTCAAGGGTCAAGGGCGTGGTTACGATGGAGCAGAAGATATTTTAAATGCCGGTAAAGTACAAGACGAGATTTACGGCAAAATTCTTCCGGCCCTTAAAGAAGAAGCTTTAAAACAAGGAACAATCTTTGGTCAATTTATTAAACCAGAAGAGTTTGCAGACGAATTGCTCAAGGGTCTGGATCCGAATGACAAACAAAGCTGGAACGAGGTGCTAAAAAGATATGGCATTACGGATTTTAAAGGCACTGTAGACGAACTGAAAGACTACGTTGCAGAAACATTGCGCACAGGTTCTGCTCAAAAAATCAAAGAAGAGATTAAATATTTAAATGAAAAAAGACAAAAACCTACACAGGAAAAGCTTGGTTTAACTTACATTGAACGCCCCGAGGACTATAAAGATACCAATGCAAAACCAGAGACTGAGCTTTATAAGGTGTTCCAGTCGGCTGGGTTTAAAGGCACAGAAGACGATTTTTACAATGACTTCTTCCCTGATTTAGATAGGTCTGAGCAAGCGTTGCTAACCAAGTCAGGCTCTAATGAAGCCCTGAAACTAAATAAAGTAAACCTTAGCGATCCGTTTGCTTCTCTTGGTACTATTGAAAGTTTCTTTGATACTGAAGAAGACAAAACGACCACAAGCAAAAAGGAATCTACTTCGGGTTCGGATAGTTATTTTAAACTGGATACAGAGAACGAGGAAGACCAAGATTACAAATCTAAAACTGGACAACAAATTCTTGGTGAATTTACCTCAATGTTTAAAGGACTTTAATGGCTGACCAACATAGAAAAGCGGCGGCTGCTTCTAAGCGGTATCAAAAAGACAAGATGGCCTGTAACAAGCCACAGCGTGCCCCTGCTGGGGATAAGCACAAGTGGGTAGTCAAGGCATGTGATAACGGCAAGGAGGCGATTGTGCGTTTTGGTGCCAGGGGTTACGAAGACTACACACAGCACCATGACGAGAAACGCCGTGCTAACTTTAAAGCCCGCCACAACTGCTCGGAGAAGACAAACAAACTTACTCCGGGGTGGTGGAGTTGTAACAAAACCTGGTAGCAGCCATGGCAAAACCAAAGTCAACTTCTGTTCACGTTGAGTCCAAGCCCAAGACAACTTCTATTGGTCACGGCATCAATAGTCGCCCTCGCCGTAAAGGCAGAAAGGTTTATCGAGGACAAGGCAAAAAATAATTGTGTATATTGGGGGTAACGCTTGTTGCCCCCTATGACTGATTACACTGATTCAATTAATTTAATCTGTAAGTATTCGGGGTTCAACGAGAAGGCTTATCCTGATCCATTTACAGGTGGGGAGCCGTACACCATTGGTTATGGAACACAGTTCTATCCTGATGGCTCACCTGTAAAACGTGGTCAACTCTGTAGTAAAGAAAAAGCACTGGAATATTTGTTCCACGAAGTTGATGTAATTGATACGCAGTTAACAAAATTGAATATTGTTTTGACGCATTCGGTAAGGCAGGCGTTGATTTCGTTTATCCACTCGATTGGATGGGAGTCTTTTTTCTATAGCAGCATTGTCGACAACCTAGAAACTGACGACCTTCCGGCAATTACTGCAGAGATGTCCCGCTGGGTTTTTGATGTAGACCATAATGTCATTGGGAATCTTCTTGACAGGCGTAGGGAAGAAATTGGCTTGTTGCTCCAGGACTCCGGAGAGCTGATGCCACCTTCATCTGAGATTTTGCTTACAGCATTCCGCATTTATGCTGGGGCACCCTACGAAATACAAGCAATTAAAAATTTGGAGGAACGCATTAACCCTTATGTGCTTTCCAGGTTTGCCAATGAATTCAAGGTGGCTGACAACCGCTGGGAAAAATACCAATTTGAGGAGTACCCAGAGAATGACTTTAATACTGTCTTTGACAAGTAGAATTAGAATAGTTGCATTACAAACATGCAAAGCGGCATGGAGCGTTCAGCTGAGCCACGGGAGTTTGAGCTTCCTTTAGAGCTTCAATTCTCCATGCGTAAAGCAGAGTTGCACGCCCAAGAGATGACTTGGGAGCAGCTGTACGCAGCACTCTTGAACCTATACCACCAGCGCCTGATGGAGTGGTACGCAGTTAAAGAAATTATGGCGTCGGAAAATATTGAACTTGATTTTGATGTCCCCACCGATATTGAACTAGAAGAACTCGCCGCCGCATGCGTATACGACGACGAGGATGATGGCGAAGATGAAGAAGAGTGTCAGCCGTTCTGACTTTCGTCAAGAGCAATAAGGCGATCCAAGTACCACCGAGCTTTCTTCAGTGATTCGGTACCGCCCTTGTGGCGTTCCCTCCAAATATATTTGATGCAATTACCTTTGCAGTAACCACGGAATTCTTCGTTGGTTAAAGCTGCTTCAATGGCATCAATAGTTTCAATTCCACCTTCCGTGTAATGAGAAGGATGGTTGACTACATCCTCTTGGATCACAGGAGGATTTTCTTTTGTCGGCCAGGGTACTGGGCACACCCCACCAGGGCATTCAGTGTCTTCTTCTATCGCTGTAAACCACGGCGCTTGCGGGATTCTTCCAGCATTTCCTCGCTCGGCCCCTCCAGCTCCAATATCAGGGCTTTGGGTTTTGGCGAGGCTCC